TGGGCACCAGTCCATCTGCGCCAAGAGTTGCAACGCCGCTTGCTATACCTTTTTCGCTTGTTGGTATGAAATCCAACTCTGGCAACTCATCGACAGGTACTTTGCCACCTAATAGATTCGCCTTTTCGGCCAATTGCGCATTAACTTCGTTCACCGCGCCTACCAAACTGCCCTTTTCAGTTGTGGCTAGTGAGGCTTTGTTGCCTATGTCATCAGAGTGTTTCTTCATCTCTCCATCTATTGTGTCGAAGTTGCCATTTAGTGCCGTGATGTCTGGCGGGCTGTCTGTAAGATCTATCTTTTTTAAAGCATAATTAATTGTTGTCTGCACGTTATCCCTCCTTAGTCAGTTGCTTCAACCGTTATCACGTAGCTGTTGCCGACATTCACTGGGTTTGGTGCTATCGTGATGCTTGTGATTACAGGTGCAACAGTGTCGAGCACGATTGTCCTTGATACCTCTGTGTATTTTCCTGCAGCATCGGTTGCCCTTACGACTATAGCGTTTGTTCCTTCCGTCAATGTTATGGCCTTGCTGAAGGTGCCATCGCCATTGACTGTCACTGCACCCTGGTCAACTCCACCCTTTTTAATGGTCACTGTTACAGGGCTCGATGTTGCATCGTTTGTGGTTCCAGCTATGCTGAAAGCAGCATTGTTGACATAGACTGTATCAGTTGCAGGGTTCGATATGTTGAGCGTTGGCGGCACTGTATCAACTGTGTACGACCTTGACACCTGAGTTGCGGCGTTGCCGTCATTGTCCTGGACGTTTAATGTTATCGTATGTGCCCCATCCGAAAGAGCTGTCTGAGGTGTATATGTAACATCATAGCCATTTGTCACGGCTGTTATGCTCATGCCAGGGCTTGTATTTGTGAATGTTGTCGAGTCTATTTTCAAGCTCAGGGAGCTTATCTTGACTCCGGATCCATTAGCTTCATCCCTGAGGCTGAATACTATAGGCTGCTTGTTGTTTATTACATATGCGCCTGAAGCTGGAGAGCTTATCGAAATCGTAGGCTTAGTTACCTCTTTTACGTAGAGCTTGCAGCTTGCTCCCAGTGTCGCATCCGTATCATCCTTTGTAGTCACGTTGCCGGCAAGGTCCTTGGCTTCCACCGTCACCGGGTAATAATGCCCTCCATTGACGTTGTAGCTTGTTATATTAGGTGCTGCTATGTTCCAGTACTCACATTCTTGGTGAGCGTCGTCCAGGTTCCATTAATCAACACCCTAATTGTATCAACGGCCATATTCTCCCTCCGTTTCTATATGGTTTTAATTGCGTTCCAATCTTGCTTTGTGGTCTTAATCTCATTCCAGTCAGCAAAGCTGTCTTTTACATAGGCCCATGTGTTTTCAGTTATCTCCACTTCTACCTGCACACTTTGTCCAACTGTGGCCACGTTTGGGCTTAGCTGCACTCCAATTATCTTTATCATGACTCACCTCTACTGCGGCGGGATGTAATTCTTTAGCTCGCTCCAATCCTGCATAGCATAGATTGTATTCCAGCTGGCGTAGTTGCTTTTTACATCCTCCCATGTCGCAAAGTATTTCATGACAACAAGCGTCACATGCGCCGGCGTAAGTGGCTTTAAGATGCGCTGTATGTCAGCATATCTATAGTCTATTTCACCATCAGGACTGAATACTTTCACCTGCAGCAGGCTAGTGCCTGGCTGCGGATTCCCAGTCTCGGACTCGCCCCAGAATATGATCTCGCAATCGCTGCCGGTTATGGTATGGACAATCTCTTTTATCAGAGCTTCGTTGAGCTTGTTCTCCTTCTTCGTGAGAGCCAGCAGGTAGAGCCGCCTTTGCTCCAAGGTTCCAATGCCCTTGAAGCCCAGGAATGTTTCCAGCCTTGTGATGCGGTCTATACTTGCTGTCCGGATGAAATAATCTAGCGGAATATCTTTTATCCGACCATACAGCGTATCTAGTTCGATGTTTTCTGCATCAAATATGGCATTCAATTCAGGCACTTCCTGAACATCATTGATAAGATATTTTATTAAGTCCACTTTTCTTTCTATTTCGCTTATAACATCGAGATATAGAGAATATCTTGGATCACTGCCGTCTATATGCGTTTTGATTCCATTTTCGCTAATCTCGAGCACAAGATTGTATAGTCCGCTGACATCCGGCGCATTAAGCTCCTTGCTCCACGTTCCATCGCCATTATTTGTTAGATAATACGACTTGTCATTGACCGTATACTTGATATAATCAATCATCTAGCTCACCACCGTAAGACTTAGGCTGTTGAGTACAGGTATTTCTTCGCCTACCAACGGAACATCAACAGTTCCACCATTGACAGTGAAATTACTTAGACTCGCAATACTTGGAGCATCGATTACAGCAGATGCAACCCTTATATAGTTCACGCTATCCTTGGCAAATGTGATGCTTTCAAAGTAGTCTCTTATGATGTCAACCACACCTTCCGGTTCAGTATAACCCTCAGCCAGAACAATATTGCCCACCACATCAAAGTTTTTGGCCGTCCCTCCTGTCACTGTTACTTTTGTGCCTATAGGAGCTACGCCGTTCCCCAGACCTGTGCTGCCCGGGTCTAAGTATTCCTGGAATTCGCTTATTAGCGCTGGCTCTGCAACTTGATACAGTCTATTTGTAATTGCCACCTTTACAGTATTTCCACCATTCCAGAGAGGGAATACTTTTGCTGCGCCTATATCTTCATTTGCTTCGGCCCATGATTTATACTGTGCTACATTGCCTTCCTGCGGAGGGTTTGTTATCTTTTGTCTATATCGTTCCCGCAGTTGGTCATCCGACTCTTCTTCCGCTCCCGGGATAAGTACTGATGTGAGCGTAGCGCTTGTAAGACCGTCAATGTAGTCTATCGGTATTATTGCGCCCGTGTAGGCGTTGCCTGTTTCTCCAGCCTGTTCGCATTCAAGCTTGTATTCGTAGCCTGTGATGTTTTCCAAGACGGCATATGTGCTGCTTTCTGCGCTGAATCGAGCTCCAATAGGAACCGTTGTATTGAAAACTCCTTTGCATACAGCTTTTGTGGCATTTTTTCTGAATGTTCCGTTTTGATAACACAGCTCCGTTAAATCATCACCGGTGGCAGTGTCAACCGCAAGCCTGTTTCGTATATTATCAAGCTCGACATATGCCATTGCGAGTTCTGCTGCAGCAGGAGCAAGCGCATCGTATATTATCGAGCCTTCCCTTTTATCCATGCTTTCAGGAACTTTTGTAAGCATTCTACCTAATATAACTTCAAATGTCTGAGCTTCATACAATATTATTCACCGTCCTTTCGGCCTCCACATCTCCGAAGATTGTTTTCACTGTGAAGCTGACAGTCACATTCCCTTTCCGTTCTGAAAAATTAAAATCCTCTACAGCTGTTATCCTGTCATCTTGCATAAGTGCTTCTGTGAACCTTCTTTTTAGTTCGGGATATACAAGAGCTTTAGGCTTGCCAAACAGACCTTGCAGCTCTATGCCATAATTCCAGCTGTATATGATGTGTTCGTATCTTTCAGTACGAATGATTTTATAAATCGCCTGCTTTACTGCCTCGATGCCATCTACAAAACCTGCCACTTTCTTTTCATTAAAATCGAGTTTATATGTTTTGCTAGGCTGGGTTACCTCTTCAAAACCTATGTCATTGTCTATTATTGTTGTGCTTGGAATCATGCGTTCACCACCCTGTTAAGCACTACATAGCTCTGGCCGCCCTCTATCCTAAGCATGAGCACCTTGTCTCCGAGTTTGAGTCCGTTGTATATTGTGATTTCATTTTGCAATGTATCATCCGTAAAGCTTATCTTGTACGATGAACCCGGAACATCAGCCATGCTATACTCCTGTACTTTGTTTTTAATGTCTGGATTGTCAAAGCTCAGCTTAGCCTTGTAATCTCTCACGGCATCTGTGAGTAGCAAAAATTCGGCTGGTATCGGAGCTTTCTGCTCAATTGTGATTTCAAGCGGTGATTCAGAAGTTACTGTACCTATAGCCGACTGCATGGGGGACGTGCTATCAACCGCTTTAAGCCCTGCTATCTTGATTGCATTTACAAGACTCATTACATCCTCCCCTTTAATTTAAGATCCATGAAATGCTCATTATCTTCAAATCTGTGAGTCGCACTGTCTATGAGCATATAATTTTTAATACTGATATCGCCTATCTCCGGCAAGTTTATCACTATGGATGCCCCCGCTCTGGCGCCGATAACTCCCAGTGCGTTTTTAATCGTAAGACTTCTGTTTTTTCTGTTGTAATAAGCAAGCAGCGTGTCCGCTTTAAGCTTGCCGTTTGTCTTTTCGTCTATTTTTTCGAAGTACTGTAGTTTGCCCCATGATTTGATATTGTCGATGTCTTTTTCGACATATGTCTCCTTCTTACCTGTTTTTTCATTGTCATATACAAGTTTGATTTGATTGTATACATCATCGAGCGAAGTTTTGTAGTCAAAGTCCTCTGCAGTATTTTCGCCTATAACCGCATTTAGCCTCATTGACTCGAGATTCTTAAGCGTCAACCTGCCATAGTCATCGTAAAGGCAATACAGCTTCTTTGTGTTGTCGAAAGTAAGGCCCAATGCATCATATATGATATCAAAGAAAGTTTTGTCTTCCTGCCTTCTTTTAGCTATCACATGGCCTGTGTCCTCAATATCTCCGACCTTTATATTCTGTTCGGTTGCTATAATTTTAAGTACATCTGAAGCTTTTTTATTTTTGTACGTATACGTATCTTTATACTTTAAATATCTTAACTGGTCATATGCGGTGACTTTAATTCTCTGTTCTTTGTCTCGCTGCTTATCCCACACATAACCGAAAAACACATTCTCGCCATTAACCCTAAACCTTACAGCATTTCCTTCTTGGAAGTTGATTGTTGAATCCTTGACTACGCTGAATGTAAACTTTCCAGGCGAACCTATCCTTTCGGTGGTCCATGTTATTTCACCCTCAATGATAGGCTCATATATAACCCCGTTGTTTTCAATTAGCAGTTCATACATTTAACCACCTCAGCTGAACCTTATTGTTTGGCCTGGAATAATCGAGCTTGGATTTGATATGCCATTGAGCTTTGCGATTTCTGCATACTTGCTGCCGTCGCCAAGCTGTTTCTTGCATATCGCCCATAGGCTATCACCGGCTTTGACTGTATATTGAGATATGGGCTCTTTTGCCGGTCTCTTCTCTTCTATCACAGCCTTTGCCGGCTCTGAATCTGACGCGCTTGCTTCAATCTTTAATGTCTGAGTGCCATAGCTCTTATACTCCTTCAATTCTACCGAAACCATGATGTCCAGCCCGTTTTGCGCATCCTCGACGATGCTGTAGCTTTCAAGACTAACCAGCATATTGGTTTCAAATAAAAAATCCCCTTTAGGGGATATTCTGGACACTGTGAATCTGAAAGGTTTTTTGTCCTTCTTCAACTTCTTCAGCGAAGCCAGGTACTGCTCAGGTGCAACAAACCCGCCATCATAGACCGCAAAAGGATATTGAACTGCCGGAAGAAGAAACTCGAAGCTTATATCGCTTAGCCCGGGGGCCTTTAGAATGTTCACTTCTCCTAGATTCATAAGGTCTATTGTCCTGTTTTTGTTACTTACTTTAAGACTCATTTTAGATGGGGCAACTGGGAGTCTTAAGCCGCCTAAAAAGAAACTATACATGCTAATACACCCCCTCGGCGTCAGATTCAAGCGATGCCCAAATCCTGTCTTCTATAACTGTCAGTATGCCATCAACGTCGGCCGTTTCTCTTATGTCGCCAAACTTATTCGCCACTTCAACCTTTACGTCCCTCAGCACAGTCCTATCTATTACTTCTCTTTCGGCCAAATCTCTAAGATACTTCAGGTCCTCTTCTGATATCTCAAGCTTGTCTTTAATACCTTTTGTGTTGTCGGCTATATCTCCTATATCCCCAGTCATGTCCGGAATGCCCGCTTTGCCCATGATATCGTCAAGTTCTGAAGTCAGACTCATTTTCGACAAATCAAACTTATCCTCAAGCCCTTTGCCGAAATTCCACCCTTTGTCATATGCAGAGCCATATTCATACCTGTGCATTGTAAGTGACTCTGTGTCCATTCTCGGTATTTTCACCTGTGCTTCACCGACTAGATTGTCAACCGCTCCTTTGAGTCCGCTTCTCCACCCACTAACAGCTCCCGCAAGATTAGAACCGAATACTGCATCTATGGCACTTGCTATCCCTTGGATTATTTGTATCACAGTGTCAGCCATACCAGAGAACATTCTAATTATAGAGCCTAACGGGTCTACAAACACATTCGCCAGAAATTCTGCGAATGTTGCAATTGTATTCCATATAGCAGCCACTACATTAATGACTAGGTTCCAGAATCCTACGAACAGGTTCCCTATAAACGCTAACGCAACCATAAATGCTCCTGCAATAATACCTGTTGCGGATATTGTCTTGTTCGCAAATTTATTAACAGCTGCGATTGCGACATAGAATATGACGATTAGGGCTATTACAGCCGCTATGATCCAAGTTATTGGACAAGCCAAAAGAGCAGTATTAAGACCCTCTTGGGCTGCCGTTTGCATGAAAGTAGCCATGGTCCAGTTGCTTGTGAAAGCCGCATGAGCTTCTGTGGCCATAGCTGATATCATTGTTGCTACAGCAGACGCTATCATCATGGCCTTATAGACTGCTAACACAGCAATATATGCCCCCCATGAAGCAACATGGCCCCATATAATTGGTTCTATCATGCTCCAGTTGCTTGTAAAAAATGATGTTATACCCATGCCTGCATCAAGTGCATATCCAAGCATTACGGCCAACACTCCTATTGAATTTGATATCCCGTCAATGACCGCTGCGCCTGTGTCGCTGTTTAAGTAGGTATTAATCTTTTGCATTATCCCTTCGAACTGCTCAACAGCTTTGTTTTTTATGCTTGTCCAAACGTCAGCGAATGTTTTCGGAAGGGTTTCAAATTTCGCGTTGATATCATCTGCCGCTGTGAAAAGGGCATTTTTTATGATGTCTGCAGATATTGCGCCTTCAGAAGACATTTCTTTAAGTTCTCCCATCGATTTGCCTGTATAGTCAGCAATCGCTTGGGCTAGCATAGGTGCATTTTCGATTATGCTACGGAACTCATCGCCCTGAAGTCTACCGGAAGCCATCGCCTGTGTAAGTTGATACATACCAGCCGATGCCTCCATGGCGCTTGCTCCGCCGACTTTGAATGATTTGTTCATTAGCTCAGTAAATGCTATTGTCTCATCATTGCTGGAAAATGCATCTTTTGCAAGTAGTCCAAGCTTTGCCACTGCATTGGCTGTATCACCATATACACCTCTGGATCTTTGGGCGGCTTCATAAATCTTTTGCTGGAGTTCGGCTTGTGTCTGCATTCCATCGTTTATAAGCGCCAGTCTCGCAGATTGATTCGTGTAATTGTCTGTAGCCTCCATTCCTTTTTTTAGCGCTTCAAATCCAGCGTAAGCCGCAACAAATCCTTTAATTTTGCCCCAAAGCCCATCCGCTATGCCTTGGCCATTCCTCATATGCTGATTGAATTGTTGTTGCCTCTGGTCAGCCTGCATTATCTCTTGCTCTATGCCATTAAAAGCCGTCTCAGCTCTCACTAACTCTTGCCTTGCTGCTTGTATGCTTCGCGTATCAATTGCATTACTTGACACGTTTTGCAAGCTCTCAAAACTTGATAGTACAATATTGAGAGCGTTGGACATATTCTTTAGCGCTGGAGTCATTCCGTTGTGCATTTGTATGGAGGTTCTTATTGTTGCCATGTGATTCCTCCTTTCTTGGAAAAATCAAATTATCTTCGCCTTTTAGGTTTGTTTTTCAATTCCTTGGCTTCTTTTTTCTCTTTCTCGATTTTCACGTCTATCATCGCAATAGTCGCCGCCTTCTCAAGCTTGTCCATCTCGATAAAGTCGCGCACTCTTATGTGGAACTTGTGGAGGGCATAGTATGCGTAATTCGTCTCCGCGTCGCCCTCCTGGATTAGTTTTTTACTTCGTCAACCATTTCCTCTACGGTCACTTCAAAACCGTTTATTTCTTGTATTTTACTCAGCAGGTCAGAATACTCGCCCGGCTTGAGCATCTTTTTAAGCAAAGCATCTGCGCCCATGACTCCGTAGTTGTTTTGGAGCTCTGCATCATTTAAGTTTGGATATACTGTGCATCTGGCCGCCAGCATTCCTAGATACTTGTTTGTGTCAGTCTCAGGAACGAACATGTTTTTCTTGCCTGGCACAGGAACCCTTTTTGTACAGGCCTTCCTTAGCTGTTCGTCTTCATCTGACGTTATTGAGCACAGCTCCCACTCTATCGGGTTGCCGGTTTCATCAACAAACCTTTTTGATGCTGCATATTTTATGTTTTCTTCTTCTATTGCATTCTGATTGAAAAAAGCGCTTAACTTCATGATCTATCGCCTCCGGTTAAATTTAAGGAGGGCCCCAAAGGGAGCCCGTTACACTCTCATTCCTGGCAGTTCATTGAAAAGCTCAGGTATTTCGAAATCTTCGAACGTGAAATCCATATCCTCATCCAGAGTTTCGCTGTCGGCATCAAACTTTGTGAGTATGCCGCCATCAAGGTTGCAATCTTTAAGTATCACAGTTTGACGGCCCACCGCACTTGTAGGGTCCTCGTTTGTAACCTGGATATCGAAATACACATCTTCGCCAGTCTTCTTGTACCTGTACAGGAGCTCCCTGAATATTGAGGTATTGTAGTGGAAAGTGGCTGAGCCGGTTCCTTTCCAACCAGTAGATTTATTACCTTTGCCGGTTCTCCCAAGTATAGGAACCTCGGTCTTTGTTTTCTCTACGCTGGCCTCAAGATTGATTGCCTGCATGAAATTATATCTGTTTCCATCAAGAGTCACAAAACACTCTGCCAGTGCAGCACTAACAGAGTCCTTAGCATTCATCGTGTTTTGCATTTAATTCACCCCCTGTTATGATACTAGCGTAGTCACATAGAGCTTGGTCATGGCCACAGTAGGCTGTATGCTCTTAGTTACCGAAACTGACTTCTTGTCAGCTCCGACTTCTACTGTTATGTCGTCTGCTTCAAAGTTCTCTATTGCAGCTATCTTCTGCATCTCATTGCATAAGGCCACCATGTCACTCCAGAACGCTATCCTTCCAGACTGATTGTTAGGTACTTTGCCGAGATATTTTGTATTGAACAGCAGTGCTGTGTCTATTGCGTCCTGATCCAGAACCCTGACAACCTGGTTGAAGCTGAAATCCTCGTTCTTATCTACCGTGAATGAGGTGAAAGTATTAATATCGTCAAGCACGTTCACTTTGTCGCCAACCTTGTGGAACATGAATTTACCGGCCTTCAGTCCAGCTTCAAGAGCTGACTGAGTATAATCCACATCGACTGTATACTCCCCGTCGTAAGTCTTGTTCGTCACAGATTTATTGACAGCGCATCCAGCTTCTTGGCCAGCTGTCCAGTAGACCATGGCTGCCTCGGATTCGCCAGAATCAAGAACCTTGTTTTCAACCGATATTATTCCTTCATAATCAGCTGTGCTCTTCCTGTATATCACCGTCTGGAACTTGACGCCATGCTCATCTCTAAGCCTCTTTGTGAAGGCTATGAACAAATCTTTTATAAGGTCTTCTGTACCTGGATAAGCAAGCACGTTAAAACTATATGCTTCTATTTTCTCGAGGAATGCGCTGTATGCAGCTCCATCGACAGTGCCGTTTGTTCCACCAGCAAGAGATACACCCGCATTGGCTGCAAGCACCCCTGTGCCAGAGAATGTCACATACGCATTAGCAACAAGCCCTGTTGTATCAGCTACTGTTTGCGTGTCAACAAGCTTTCCAGCCATGTATGTCATTACGTCGAATTTTGCCGGTTCATCAACATTGGCCTGTATTACTATCTGCATGTCATTCCCTCTTGTACCGCCATATTTAGCAGTAGCTGTAAGGTTGCCTATTATCTTTGTTGCCTTTGCTCCGCCGCCATTGATTCTGTACACATATGCTGTCTTGGCTCCTCTGAAAAGCTCTCTAAGAGGCTTCATCTTGGCATCGGTGTAAGCATATCCGAAAATTTCAAAACAATTCTTTTGGATATCTGCCGCCTCAACAGTTATTACTTCACTTTCTGCGCCCCAGTCAAGCGCCAGCGGTATCGCCACATAACCTCTATCGCTAAGAGTCGCCGATGCCCTTGCAGCAGACACAAAGTTTATGTATGCTCCAGGCAATACTTTATTTTGTGTTAGAAAGGTTCCACCACCTAACATGCTACTTCACTTCCTTTTGTTTGAATTTTGTTACCATGCTGTTTACTTCATCCAAAGAATACATCTTGCCTTCTTCAAGCAGAACGCTGATAATGTCCCTGGAATGCTCTATAGTCTTGCTTTTTAGCAGCTGTTCTTTTGTGAATTTTGGAGTTGTTTCAGCTGCTTCGGTTTCTTTTTTGACCGCCATCATATCACTCCTCTGTTGTCGTGCTTGTTTGCGTAAGGTTAGCCATGAGCTCTTCGGCTTCAACTTTGAGTATTGGGTAGTTTATTTCAAATTCAAAATGAAGCACCTTGTCGAGCACGAAACTGTTTTTCTTGGTGGTTCTAAAAGCGTCTGCCCCGCTCATAACATATTCGAAGTCTATCAGCAACGTATCTGCTACCGCATCGCACTGCTCCAGCTCCGCACCATTTTCAACCGGGAAGAAGTTTACTGAAAACAGGTTATTCCTCGTGTATCTGCCGCCTATTCCTTTTGATGCTGACGACCTTACGTGCTTAATGAAGAACGCTGGAGGCGACAGGCCTTGCTTTACTTCTTCTGCGTATATTTTGTAGGTATCACCAAAGAGCTCGTTGAGCTTGATGCTGATACCCATCTTAAGATCTTGTATGCTAGTCGCCATTGAACACCTCCTTAAGGTGCCTTAGTATGATTTTTTCGACAATAGCGGGCGATGCCTCATCTATCTCCTTTGCCGATATGGTCATGAAGAACTGTCCTGGAACCCACCCGCCGTGATTGGCTGTCCTATGGCCGTACTCTACATAAGAAGCATAGAAAGTATTGTTTGTTACTTCCACTTCAAATACATCGCCATTC